TGCTAAAACATTTGTGCTAGATGGGTTTGGTGGTAAGTTGCCATCAACAAATGGAACATTAGTTCCATCCTGATACTGAACTCTAACACCCATCACACCTGCTTGATAATCAAGGAAACGTATTCCATGTTTCTGATCTACATTTCCACCTAAATTAACTGGATTACTTAATCCACGAGCATCTGCATATGAATTATGAAATCTAATAGTATTATTATCTACCTTACTTACCCAATATATTTGACCATTCATTAATCCAGAAACAGGACCACCTGATTGAGCATTACCACCAATCATCTTGGGTGCATTAAAATACTGCACTCTATCGCCAGTATAACACTCATGCGAACCAATATTCCAAGTGTTATTAGCAGCATTTACACCAGTACCAAATATATTACCAAGTTCAGTATCATATCTTTCTGTCTCAAGTTTAATAAATTTGGTAACTGTTGCACTACCAGTCTTTATGGTTGTATATGAAGTACCAGCATGATTAACCCAAGCTCCTCTAGTACCTAATGCATAATCAGTAGAACTATAATTAAATGGTAATGTTCCATCCTGAAAATAAGTAATGGCTCCAGCAGCAGATTCAATCCTTATTCCCATCCATCCAGCATCTCTACCACCAGCATGATTTAAAGCATATATCTTCTTTAGATCCTGTATTGATGAACTACCAGTTAATATTGTTGTCCATCCAGTACCATGATTAGTGTATGCTGACCATGATGTACCATAATATGCTCTTGATTTTGTATTGGCAGTTCCATCAGTATCATATACCTGTACTTTATCACCAACACCCAATTTAATTGGAACTGGTAAATCTAATAATAATCCAAATTCACCAACAGTTCTACCAGTAGGAGTAGCAGTGTTACTATCAAATGCTAATGTAGCATCTCTTACTACATGCTCACCACCAGGTCCAGTACCACCAACAGTAGTTGCTGCTGTACCATCAACCCAGTTTGGATCCCATGTAAATCCACCGTTACCATCAACACCTGCTGATAAGTAATTACTATAAATTATAGGTCCAGTTGCATATACTCTTGACCTAGTATTAGTATTTCCTGGTGCTAAATCTGTTACTTCTAACTTATCACCAGAATTTAAATCAATTGGAGTTGGTGGTGTAAACGTAAATACACCCTTACTCTCTGATCTACCAACAGTGACATCAGCATCAAATCCAAGTTTCTTAGAATCATCATCCTGAGAATCAACTAAGGTTGTATCATTAACCCTAATAGCAGTTAACTTAGCTTTCTGTCCAGCTGCTTTTGCTGTGATTGTTATATCACTAACTCTACCAGTTGAAAGAACTGTCTGCCAACCTATAGACGCATTAGTCTCTACTGTGGTAAGATTAGTTCCACTTATATCCCATTTATCAGTGGCAGATCCACCACCTTCAACATATACCTGAATAGAATCAGGATCATATACTGTTGTAATACCTGTAATTGTAATATTTGCTGTTGTACCAGTTGATGTACCCTGTGCAAATGTGGTAAGACTACCATCAAATGCATTAGTTACAGGATTAGCAGTTTCAAATCCTGTAACTGCAACTCCAGCACGACCATATGTTATATCACTCCATACTGTTCCATCATTCTTACTGAATCCAGCACTAGTCTCAATATTTACAGTGGATGATAGAAAATTACTCCAAACTATTCCAGCAGGAGCACCAATATTTACAACATCATTAACAGTATATCCAGTTCCACCACCACCTTCAATTGCAGATACAGTAACAGTAATATCAGCGACACCACCTATTGAACCAAGTTTAGTATTAGGTAATTTTATAGTATCAGTGGCTGCATAACCCTTTCCAGGATTATCTAATGTAACTACAGGAGCAGCAGTACCAGCAACAACAACATTAAACCAAGCACCAGTTCCACTACCTGTCAATGTTATACCTTGAATAAGATATGTTCCAGTTGGTCTATTAGAAGAATACACACCGTCGTGTGTAAATGTTTTTATCTGTCCTTCGTATGTTATATCAAGGCCAACACTCGCAGTTCCACCATATTTGTTACCAATAATTTCAAATAATCCAGGATAATCTTTAATATAATGCTCATCCCCATTACAATACAAATACCCTTCATGAGTGTACGCAGGATCATCACCACCAACATAGGCATTACCAGAAGTTTCTGTGTGTTTATGCGAATTTGTAGTAGCATTAATATAATTATGATCAAATGAATTTTGACCTGCCTTAAGGTTGTTTACAATAGCACCAACTGGTGTTGTATCTACGTACAAATCTGTATAAAATCCCTGTCTTGGATTTCTATATTTCTGTGGGGTTGCTACCATGATTATGTCTTAATAAGATATTCCATAATAATAAATGGTGCTGTTGCACCATCAATTGAAGGAGTAGAATCTGTTCCTATATCCATAGTTGTGGATAAATTCTCTGGATTAACAGCAATAGCCTCTGTCCTAACTTTATAGGTGTGTGATGCTGTAGCATCTATATCAATTCTATGCTGATGTATGGTTGGATCTGTTGCTTGAGTTAAATTAACAGTATCATATGTTGTATGTTCTAATGCAGTAAATCCAGATCCTTGAGATGGATACTGTAGATTGGACTGTAAAGGTACAACATCAGCTAAACTATTATTAGCAAAATCTACTGGCACAGTTGGGTTATTTAGTCCTGCAACATATGTTGCTGGTTGCCTTATCTTTTGTGCTGGTCCACCATTACCTGAACTACTAAATGGAAGACAAACTGAACCAATAAAAGGAACATTTATAACAGCATTAGATTTATAAGCACACGTTGTCTGGTTATTAGGAGATCCCCAAGGGTATTCACAGTCATACCATGTATCAGCAGCCTGAATACAACCTGCTTTAAATTCATACTGAGTAGCACCTTCTATACATCCACCATAATAACCAGTGGAAGAAACAATACTTTGACAATACCAAGCTTGATTATCATTGGAAGTTCCATCATTAGGATTCCAAAATACCATTGCTTTACAAACTTCCTGTCTACTACCAGCTGGGTTAGTACTTTGAGCATTTGAATCAGATGGATTTTTTGCTACCTCTTCAGTAGTACAGTTAGTACCTCCTCCACCACCAGTGGCAGTTGCAGTAACAATTTTACCAGAACCAGCACCAGTACAACTATAACCATTTTTAACTGATACACTAGCAGACTGATCAAACCTTGTCATCCATAACCAATCATATACATTAATAGTAGTAGCATTCATGTTACCACATACACCTTCTCTTCTAGGATTATCATTTGTTTCGGTAGCATTTGATCCTTCAGCAAACCTAGTCATATTCCTAGCTCTTGTTGCTGAATGCACGTGCATATGTGGGTGGAGTGCATCCTCTTCTACACTAACCTCATCAGTACGATGGGTGCTACCACCATAAGTATATCCTGGTTTTCCTGTAATTGGAATCTCCTGAGCAGGAAGAGTTATATCTCCACTATATGTTATACTAGCGGTATCTGATCCAGTCTGATTTGTTGCTTCAATTGCAATACCAGATCTACTAACCTCTTGACTATTTGAATTATTTAATCTAATATTATTATATACACCTGAGTTAGCACCTGTTGTGGGTTCAGGGTACTTAGATCCAAAATCAGGAACCATAAACTGATTATCATTTATAGTTTCAAAATTGGTATTATCCAATTTCTTCTTCATAAAAGCAGTATTATCTCCTGTTCCTAAAATAGCAGCAAGTACTGGATAATCCTCAGCGAGATACTTAGATCCATCACATTTCAAATATCCAGCAGGTAAATTTTTTGGATTACTACCCTCAGTAGGATTTCCCTCATACTCAACTGGCCAAATAATCACTTGACCTGTTAAATTTCCATACTTTGCTCTTTCTTTTGAGTAAAATTTCGCCATTAGTATGCCTTAATTAAAAAAGTACAAGTTAGACTTGGTTGTGTAGTATCACACACTATATTTAGAGCATCTTCAATACTATCTGCCTGTAAACTAGAACCACTTGCATTATTGGCAGTATAAGTTGTCATAACTTTAGTTCCATCAGTAATTGATCCACCAGTTTGAGCAATTTCAAAACTATCATGTGTATGTGATTGAAATGAAGAATTTAAAGGATCTTTATTTGCCTTATTAGTATTAAGTGACATACCATAAGTAGCATATCTAAATTTCAAATCTACAGTTCCAGTATGTTGGATATTCTGATTCAAAATAATTTTATATAAACTACCCTCTTGAATAACCTTCTGAACTTGTGTACCTTCAAGAAAATACTTATATTTTTCCTTAGCAGCTTTAGTAGTAACATACATCAATGGAGTTATTTTATCCCACTGATACCATGTATTTGGTGAAGTACCATACAACTTCTTAATATCTGTACCAAGGGGAAGAGTAAACTCATCGTTACCAGAACTAACAGCAACACCATCAACAATAAATGCTGTCATAGCTTCTGGATGATCAGATATTCCACCTTGTGTTGGAGATGTAGCACCCTGAGTAGTTAAATCTGTATAACCATAGAAATTTGGTCTACCTTGATCTTCCATTGGTCTAGGAAACATTCCAGTATAACATTTAGTAGCATGTGTACTTACTGGATCAGTCTGACTGATTGGTCCAGTTTCACCAATCTGATAAACATTTTGAAAGTAATCAGTAGCTTTATGTCCTGAACCTCTCGTATCCTTACCATCACCAGTCCTTACAGAACCTTCATGATGAGTATTCCAGTTATCCTTACCTGCTGGAACAGTAGCCCAATAATTAGGAGCAGGGTTTTCTGTGGAGTTAGAGTTATCATTAATATATTCACCAGTAAATTCCATTCTTGGTAAAGTATCTTCGTATGCTGATTCACCATGAAATGTTATCTCTGCTCTACCTTGATCCCACTGTGTAGGATTAGCATCTACGTTCTCACACTCTACAGGTTGAACATTATTATTACAATCATCACAAGGAGTGGAAGGAGCACTTCCAGTCATATTAACACCCCTATCAGTTCTAAATGACATTGCTCCAGCACTTTTATAATTAGTTGATGGAAGAGTATCAGTATGACCGTGTGGTGGAGTATGGTTTATACCAAGTTTACGTGGCATTGTGTATATTGTTTCACCGAAATCTGGAGTAGCCAATTGAATTCCAGTAAATTTGAAATATAGATTTCCTGCTAAATTTAGAGTAAAATCAATATCTGCTGTTCCATTCCAATCTGACTTGATTAGAGTTGTATTTCCATAATCTTTAACCAAATCCTGTGGTGTTGCATCTTCTGTCCTAAGTATAGTCTTTACATCTGTCTGTCCATATTGATATTCTGCCTCATCCAGATGTTCTGGTTCCAAATCAATCAGGGCAGATCCTGACAGATTAGGTGTAAAAAATGTAGCAGTGCTATTTACATATGGAAATGAAGGATTTCCAGTTGTCATATCACCACCATAAGTATCACCTATAACAGATGCTAACATTGGATACTCTTTAGCATCTTTTGATTTGCCATCACATACTATCCATCCCTTAGGAATATTTGAAAGAAGATTTCCATTTCCTCCATCACCACCCCAAGGAAGGATTGTGCCAATCTTGGCACTCTGCATTGTTTTAATAGAATCGTAGTATACTGCCATTTATAACTCCATTAGCCACCAACCTCTGAGTGAGGAAGGAATTGTCTGTGATTCGGTAGATCCTAAGATATCATAGTCTCCAACGAATACTAATCCAAATGATGCATTACGTGATTGTATAATAAGTTCACCAGAATCCCATGCTGCTGGTAAAGGATTACCAGATCCAGAATTGATCTTAGTACCTGTTGCATCACCTTGAATCTGAGTAGCAACACCAGAAATCTTAAGTGCTCTAATAACTAGACTTGTGTTATATGTCAAGTTACCACTAACTTCAATGAACCTAATCATATCACCTGTTTGTGCGTTATCAGGCAAGTATAGAACCATGTTACTTGTGCTAGTAACATTGAGTATATAGTTCTGGTTAACTTGCAGTGGTGAAGTCTGTAACTGACCTATACCAGCAATGGCATCAGCAGCAACGTAAGTGAATCTTCTACCACCGTTTGCAGTCCAGTACTTCTCAATACCAAATGAATCAATAGCACCAGACTGATAGATTGTAAAGTCCTTAGGACCTTCAGTATTAGTTCCAGCACTACCTAAATTAT